AAACAGGTGTTGAGTGGACCGATGCTACCGGCCGTCGCCGCGTATCGAACTACTGGCCCGCAAACGAATCGTTCCAGGTTGGTTCTGTAGTGGCTTACTTCTACAGCGACCCCGCCATTGTGTATGAGATCCAGGCCGCAGGTTCCCTGAATCAAACCTCAATCGGCGACGAGTTCGACATCACCAACGAAACCGCTGGCTCCACCACAACCGGTCTGTCCCAGGCTACCCTTGGTACCTCGGCCGCTGGATCGGGTAGCGCCAAGCAAATGCGTGTCGTAGATCTTGCACCCTATCCGGATAACGCCTGGGGTGACTCGTTTACGATTGTCCGTGCAATCATTAGCGAACATCAGTACGCAGGTACTGTTAACGCGATTTAAGGAGGGCATAGAAAATGGCAGCCCCGATGCGTAGTACCGACTTTCGGTCGATTGTTGAGCCAATTCTCAACGAGTGTTTTGACGGAGTCTATGATCAGCGTACCGATGAATGGTCACGGGTTTTCCGTGAGCAGCAAGGTATCCCCCGTAACTACCACGAAGAGCCCGTCCTGTATGGATTCGGCGCTGCGCCCCAACTGCCTGATGGCACCCCGGTGTCCTATCAGCAGGGTGGCGTACTCTTCCTGAAGCGCTATGTGTACAACGTGTATGGCCTCGCCTTCGCGCTGACCAAAGTGCTCGTGGAAGACGGCGACCACATCCGTATTGGTCAGGTTTATGCCCGTCACTTGGCTCAGTCCCTGATTGAGACCAAAGAGACCCTTTCGGCGAACGTTCTCAACCGTGCGTTTAACTCTGCTTATCCTGGCGGTGACGGCGTGCAGTTGAACTCCAACGCTCACCCGATTGTGAACGGCACCTTCAGCAACCTGCTGACGACCGCCGCTGTGCTGTCGCAGACCTCACTTGAGCAGATGCTTATTCAGATCCGCCAAGCAGTGGACAACAACGGCAAGAAGATTCGTCTGGTTCCCCGCCAACTGGTGGTGGCCCCGGGCAACGTCTTCCAGGCTGAGGTTCTCCTGAAGTCTGTTCTGCGCTCCGGTACCGCCGACAACGACATCAACCCGATCAAGTCCATTGGACTGCTGTCGGAGGGTGCCGCTGTTCTGTCGCGTCTCACCAGTGCTACGGCATGGTGGGTGCAGACCGACGCGCCGGAAGGTATGAAGCTCATGATGCGTCGTGCTCTTGAGAAGACCATGGAAGGTGATTTCGAGACCGATTCCATGCGTTACAAGGCCACGGAGCGTTATGACGTTGGCTTCACCGACCCGCGTGCGATGTACGGTACGCCTGGAGTCTAAGCAATACCCCTCCCGCTGGGCGACTGGCGGGAGGTTTCATCTGGGATCGTTTTAGCCCGTCAGACCGCCCCAGCGGACGATGCACAGACGGACGGGCCACTTGTGCATAAGGAGAGTTAAATGGCTCGTACTACCTTCTCTGGACCAGTTCGGTCCAATAACGGCTTTGAATCTGGTACCTCGGCTGAACCGATTGTGGTTACCGAGGCCGGTAACGTAACCAGTTCCTACGCAACCTCTACCGCTACCACGGGCGACGTTCGGCTCAATTACAGCCGTCTGACGATCAACTCGACCGGTTCCGGTGAGACTGCTCGTTTTCTGACCCGTGTAACGGCTGCAAACGCCGCTACAGGAGGCACCGTCAATGGCGCTCATATTTCCCTGTCTGTTAACTCTGGCGGCACTATCTCTGGCGCTGGTAACGCTCTGCGCGTCACACTGGGCGCCGCTGCTGGCGTCAACCCTGGTGGCACGACCGCGGTAATCCAGGCTGACTCGGACTTCAACGCCACGGCCACCGTACCGACCAATTGCTCGTTTATCCGCGTGACGAATAGCAACACGGGCACGATTGGCAACCTGTTCAACCTGCCTGCTGCGATGGTTCAGGCAGATGTTGATACCGCAGGTACTACGCATAAGGTCAAGTTCATTGATGCGACTGGCGCGGTGTACTACCTGATGGCCACCACGGTAGCGCCCTAATGGCCATAACCCGTGAATATCTACAGGCTGAGCTTCAGAACATGATTCGGCAACGCACCCAAGGGCATGAACTAGCCGTTGCGGCGCAGGGCGCGATTGATGTTTTGCAGGCTCTGCTTGTAAAACTTGAACAGGAACAATCAACCGAACAGGAGTCCGAAAATGGGACAGTTTAAGCCGATGGTCAAGATGATGACCACAGAGCCCACCGTTGAGTTAAAGCTCAAAAAGGGCGGGAAAGTAGAGAAGAAAATGCAGATGGGCGGCACGCCCGCTATGGCTCCGGATATGACCGAGGCCATGGGCCGTGCAGCGCAGGCTTCTATGCCTGCTCGTGGCGGAATGATGGGCGCCGCATCTCCCAAGAAGCCTGGGCTCTTTGCCCGTCGTCGCGCTATGCGTGGCATGGGTGCTGGTCCTGCGGGCCCGCTTGGCCGTGGCTCCGACATGATGGAAGACATGGAAACTCGCCGCGCTATGGCTCCGACTCCCGCCATGAAGAAGGGCGGCGAGACCAAGGCTGAGCACGCTGCCGAGATGAAGAAAATGTCCTCGACTGAGAAGAAGCTCAAGGAGCACGCCGACAAGCCTGCTAGTAAGGCTCACAAGGGCCTGAAAACTGGCGGAGTGGTGATGGGCCAGGGCGGCTACAAAGAGGGCGGAATCATCAAGACAACCGCCAAGAAGACGACCAAAATGGATACCGCTCACCCAGATCGCGATCAGGGCCCCACGGGCGGCGTGAAGCTTGGTAATGGCGGTGGCTACAAGAAGGGTGGCGCAGCAAAGAGCAACTGCTACGCGACCGGTGGCGTCGTCATGGGCCAGGGTGGGTACAAAGAAGGCGGTGATGTAAAAAAGCAAAAAGCTACGGGAAAAAATGCTAGCGGCTCTCCCGTAGCTATGCCTCAAGGCCGCAAACCTGCTCCAAAGGCTGTTGCCATCAACGAGCTGTCCGGCACCTATAAAAAGGGTGGCCCGGTCATGACTCCCGCTCAGAAGCGCTTGGATAACATTTTCCAAAAGGAGAATGCTCCTGCGATGAAGGCGGCCAAGAAGATGAGCAACGAGAAGTACGGTAAAAAGATGGCCTACGGCGGAAGTCCCGAGGCAATCACCGAGACCGAAAGGTCTGTCACGGTGGTGCCAGGAAAGAAGCACGGCGGTAAAATGGCCCGAGGCGGCTCTTGCTAAATAAGGTGGGGGCTTAGGCCCCCGCTTTTCTGGAGGACTTTATGTCAACGACGATTTCTTCAATTACCCGCCAGGGAGCGTTTGAGCCTTTTGAGTTGCAAGTCGCTCGTGGGCAGATTCAAGGGCACAAGTCACTTTTTGTGTTCGGCAACAACGCTGATATCAATGGATCTGTAGAGACGATCTGGAGTCAGGGCGGCGTATACGCTTATCCAGCAGCCGCTACAGCCATGAAAGTGTCTAGTTCTAGCACTGATGACGACGCGGCTGGCACTGGTGCCCGCACAGTTGTAGTCACTGGCTTGGATGAAAATTACAACGAGGCAAGCGAGACTGTAACGCTTGATGGCCAGACTGAAGTTCTGACCACCACGACTTTTATTCGCATATTTGCCGCTTATGTAGCGACTGCGGGATCTGGTGGAACCGCGGCCGGAACTATTTATGTGGGCACCGGAACGGTCACTGCTGGTGTTCCTGCAACGATTTATGCCGCTATTCCTTTAGGCGAGAATCGCACTCAGTCTTGTATTTGGACGGTTCCAGCCGGCTATACCTTGTACGTTACGGGCGGCACATTCTCGTCGGCTTCAAACAATGCTGCTCAGTATGTGCTGGGCAAGTTTGTAATTCGCCCCTTTGGTGGTGTATTCCAAAACACAGCAGACATTACGGTCAACTCCAATGTCTTCAAGTATGACTGGGAAGTGGCGCTTCCGATTCCAGAAAAGACAGACATTGAGGCGCGTGGTATTGCGCTGTCTGGAAGCAATTTTTTTGTGACCGCAGCGTTTGAGGGCATCTACATCAAGAACAGCGGAGAGTAGCGATGCCAGCCAAAAGCCAAGCTCAGTTTCGCCTGATGAAGGCGGCCGAAAACAATCCCAAATTCGCGAAGAAGGTGGGTATTAAACCGAGCGTGGCTAAGGAGTACACTGAGGCAAATGTTGGCAAGAAGTCGTATGCCGATCTGCCAAAGAAAATGAAGGATGGTGGCCCCTCGCTTGCAATTGGACGCGGTGAAAAACTGCCGGCAGAGCGAGGCGCTGGACTAACGGCCAAGGGCCGGGAAAAGTACAACCGAGAGACAGGTTCCAATCTCAAGGCTCCACAACCCGAGGGGGGTAAGCGGCGCGATTCGTTTTGCGCCCGGATGGGTCCAGTCGCTGAAAAAAGCGAGAAAGGAAGTAGAGCGAGGGCTTCGATGAAGCGCTGGAACTGTCCGGGATGGTGATATGGCCTACTCTGGAACCGTTGGAACGACCGTAATCGATGTCCAAACGCTGATTGACCACGGCGCCCGCAGAGCGGGGAAGCTTGCCGAGGAGCTGACCTCGGAGCAGGTACTGTCTGCACGGCAGTCTTTGTTCTTTCTGCTGTCAAACCTGATCAACATCGGCATTCAATACTGGGCAATCAACAAGGTCGTGATTGGCCTTCAGCCGGATAAGGCGGTCTATGAGCTGCCCCTGGGGGCCAACGACGCCCTGAATGTTCTGTACCGCACGATGAACCGCCCCTCTGGCAGCTATGGCACGAGCGCAGGCGGCAATGTGGCCAACGCCTTCGATAGCAATACCGACACGATCTGCACGCAGAACGCTCCGAACGGCAACCTGTCGGTCAATTTCGGCACCAATAACGGCGTCTACGTGGGCTCAATCGGTGTCCTGCCGGGGACTACGGGTAGTTTCAATGTCGTGTTCGAGTATTCCAACGACAACATCTCGTGGAGCCCGCTGTATGCGCCTGGACCTACCGCTTGGGTCGACGATCAGTGGCTTTGGTACGATCTGAACACGAGCACGACAGCTCAGTATTACCGGATGAGAGAAACCGGAGGGAATACTTTGTCTGTTCGCGAACTGTACTTCGGGAATAACAGCACTGAAATCCCGATGGCGCGTTTAAATCGCGACGATTACACCAATCTCCCCAACAAAAACTTCACCGCGAACCAGCCGTATCAATTTTGGTTCGATCGGACGATCCCCAGGCCTGCTTTGTACCTCTGGCCGGTGCCTTCTGACCCGTTTGTGCAGATGACTGTCTGGTATTCCCGGCAGATCATGGACGTGGGCCAGCTTTACGGCGAGCTTGAGATTCCCCAGCGCTGGTTTTTGGCTATTCAGTCGATGCTAGCTCATCAAATGAGCCTGGAGCTGCCTGGAGTGCCCCTTGATCGCGTGACTTACCTTGAAAGACAGGCCGACAAGTACCTCTTGCAGGCCGAAATGGAAGAGCGCGACCGCGGCCCGATCTACCTTGCACCTGGAATCCAGGTCTACACGAGGTAGAAATGGCTCTTTTCCTCGACACCCGCGGCTATTCCGACATTGCGATCGCTATATGCGACCGCTGCCGGATGAAACGCCCGCACGCGGTGATGAGATCAGACCCCAATTTCCCCGGTTTGCAGGTCTGCGACCAGGGCTGCGCGGATCAATTTGACCCGTACCGTCTCCCGGCCAGGAAAACCGAGAAGATTACGATCAGATTCCCTCGGCCGGATGCTGATATTGCGGTAGATGACAATAACCTGATCACGACCGGCGACAATGAGTTTGTGATCTCGACCCAAGAAAATAACGACAACCCCAGCAATAACGGGAATCTTGACGGCATAGAGGTGTAGCGTGGCCAATGTAACCATTACCCAACTCCCCGCGGCTGGTCCGATTACCGGTACAGAGTCCGTGCCCATCGTTCAGAACGGGCAGACAGTACAGACGACTACCGGGGCTATTGCAGCCTCACCCAGCCAGCAGCAGACCTTTCTAACGCTCAACAACGAGCCCAGCCTGCCAAATAGCCGGTATTTGTCGACCGGTACGGGTCTAGGACTAACCGACGGTGGCGCGCAGTCTGACCTAGAGATCATCCTCAATGGCGCCTCCGGCAGCCTCGAAGCAGCCGGCAATGGCGTGATTGTGAAGACCGGCAGCACTACGGTGGCCGCCAGGACCATTACGACCTCTGGGGCGGGCCTGACGATCACCAATGGCAACGGAGTATCGGGCAACCCAACGATCGCCCTGAGCGGCCTAGCAGCCAGCCTAGCGAACATGGGTGGCACCGGGGTGCTTGGAGTGGTGAGCGGGTCATCGATCACCTCGTTCGTGATCACCGGCACCGCAAACCAGATTGATGTGGCTAACGGCGCAGGCCCGGGCAACCCGACACTTTCAATCAGCACCAACCCGGTAATCCCCGGCACGGGCGCGATGACGATCCCCAAGGGAACTACCGCTCAGCGTCCTGGTGGCGTGGATGGGATGATCCGATTCAACACCGAAACAAGCGCCTACGAGACCTTTGACACGACCGGTGGATGGTCTACCCTTCCTTCGGGCGCTGTGACCTTTGTAGGCACGGGAACCGGCCTTACCGGTGGCCCGATTACTTCGGCAGGCACAATCTCCATTGCAAACACGACCGTAGCGGCTGGGTCGTACGGCAGCGCGTCATCGGTTGGAACCTTCACGGTTAATGCCCAAGGGCAACTGACCGCGGCAGCAAGCGCAAGCATCGCGATCTCTACCTCGCAGGTTACCTCGGGGGTCTTTGAAAACAGTCGCGGCGGCACGGGCGTGAGCACTTATGTGCAGGGCGATATTCTGTACTACGACTTTGGGAATACGCTCTCTCGTCTACCGGTAGGGACAGCCAACTACCTGTTGGCTTCCAGCGGCACCACGCCAATCTATGTAGATCCAGCGACCGTCACAGTAGGCACCGCATCTCTGGCTCTAGAGGCGAGCAATATAGCGGGTGGTAACACCAACAATATCCCTTTCCAGACCGCCGTTGATACGACTGGATTCATTGCGGCGCCGACCATAGCGAGTACGTTTTTGTCGTGGGACGGGTCTGGATTTGTGTGGGATGTTGTGCCCCAGGGTACAGTTACCTCGGTCGATATTGACCCAGACACTACCGGCCTGACCTTTTCCGGTGGCCCGATAACCTCGTCTGGGGTGTTCACGGTCGGCGGCACCCTGGCGGTGCTCCATGGTGGAACGGGAGCGGCAGACGCCAGCACGGCGCGTCTGAACCTGTCTGCGGCTGAATCTGGGGCGAACACCGACATCACCTCAATCGCACTGACGACCGGCACGATCTCCACGACGCCCATGAGCGCTGATGACATTGTGCCCAAGTCTTATGTGGACGCGATCGCTGAAGGGCTGCATGTCCATGCCCCGTGTGCGGCAGGCACCACCGACACCTTAGCGAACCTCACCGGCGGCACGGTCACCTATAACAACGGTACCGGCGGCGTGGGGGCAACCCTGACGTTAAGCAACCCGCTCACGACCCTTGACACTACCTACACCCTGCAAAACGGGGACCGGGTCATGGTCAAGAACGAAGCAAACGCCGCGCATAACGGAATCTACACCTGGGCCACTGGTGGAACGGTACTGACCCGAGCAACCGATTACGACACCCCTACCGAAATGGCTGGTGGTGACTTTACCTTCATTCAAAACGGCACCCTTTACGCTGACACGGGATGGGTGCAGGTAGACGCCGTTGCAATTGTCGGGACTGATCCAGTTAACTTCGTGCAGTTCTCCGGTGCCGGTACATACACCGCTGGCACTGGTTTAACCCTGGTAGGCACGCAATTTTCGCTGGTCACCCCGGTGGCCGCAGCGAATGGTGGCACGGGGATCTCCTCGTTTGGAGTGGGTGACCTGCTCTTTGCAAACACCACCACCACGCTGGATAAACTGCCGATTGGGCTTTCGACTTACATCCTGACCTCAAACGGCACCGCACCGACATACACAGATCCGGCCACGATCACGGTAGGAACCGCGACAAGCGCGACCTCAGCGACCTCAGCAAGTAATGTAGGCGGTGGTGGCGCAGGGCAGATCGTATACAACACCGGGGCATCTACCACCACTTTCCTGCCGCTTGGCACATCGACTTATCTCTTGCGTGCGGGCGCCTCTGCTCCTGAGTATGTAGATCCAGCCACAGTAACCGTAGGGACGGCTACTAATGCAACGAGCGCGACTGCGGCGACCAATATTGCAGGTGGTGGTGCGGGGCAGATTGTTTATAACACCGCGGCCAGCACGACGACATTCTTAAGCCTGGGAACGCTGGGATATATCTTGACTGCTGGGGCTACCGCGCCTCAGTACACCGATCCGTCCACGATTACTGTAGGCACCGCAACAAACGCAACAGATGCGACAAATGCCGACAATGTTGCGGTTTCGGCATCGTCTGTAAATGCAACTTTTTACCCGACCTTTGTCGACGCAACGAGTGGCGATCAGGCTATAGAGGTTGACACTGATCTTACTTACAATCCAAACACCAACACATTAACCGTTCCGAATTTGGTAGCAACCACGGGCATCTCTGGAGGTACCTTCTAATGGCACAGACCGGCTTTACTCCAATCATCACGTATCACTCCACGACGCCTGCGGCCGTTCCAGTTGCTGGGAACCTTAACAATGGCGAACTGGCGATCAACATCGCAGACGAGAAACTGTACTTCAAGAACTCCAGCGGCACGGTTAAACTGCTCGCTGATGCTTCTGTCTCGGCGCCAGTTACGAGCATATCTTTCGGTACCACAGGCCTGACGCCCAATACCGGAACGTCTGGGGCGATTACGGTAGCCGGTACGCTCATCACGTCAAATGGCGGCACAGGGCTTACGACCTACTCCGCAGGCGATCTGGTCTACTACGCAGCCGGTACGGCGCTGAGCAAACTAGCGATTGGGTCCAGCACCTTCATGCTGACCTCGTCTGGCACCGCTCCGCAGTGGACAGACCCCGCGACAGTAACGGTAGGCACGGCGACGACTGCCACAACCGCAACCACCGCAACCACAGCAACTAATGTGGCCGGTGGCACTGCTGGGGCCTTGGTGTACCAGACCGGTGCGGGAGCGACCACTACCCTAGCCCTCGGAACCTCGGGATACCTTTTAAAAGCCGGCGCATCGGCTCCGGAATACTTGCAGACCGTACCCCCTGCGAATGGCGGCACGGGGGCCACAGCGGTCCCCACAAACGGCCAGATTCTGATTGGTAATGGCACCACCTACTCGGTGTCCACGATCACCCAGGGAACCGGTATCACGATCACTAACGGTTCGGGAACGATCACGATCGACAACGCTGGGGTGACTGCTTACCCAGGCGCAGGGATCGCGGTTTCGACGGGTTCAGCCTGGGGAACTTCCCTGACCGCTCCGACGGGCGCGATTGTTGGCACGACCGACACCCAGACCCTGACCAACAAGCGGGTCACGCAGAGGATTGGAACGGTAGCGGACGCCGCAACGATTACTCCGACCGCAGATTCAAGCGACCAGTACAACGTTACAGCGCTCGCCCAGGCGGCAACGATTGCTGCCCCGTCTGGCACTCCCACGGATGGGCAGCGACTGACCATCAGACTTTTGGATAATGGTACGGGAAGGGCGTTGACATGGACGACCTCGTCGGGTGGATATCGGGCTATTGGCGTGACGTTACCTACGACCACGACAGCGAACAAAACCACCTATGTCGGGTGCATTTACAACAGCGCGGCTGTATTTTGGGACGTGGTCGCAGTGACCACGCAAGCATAAGGAGAAGAAGATGTCTGATTTTCAAGAAGGACTGGTTGATCTGGGCAACGGGCGGGTGAAGGTCAATTTCCGCAAGGTAAGCGAGGACGGGAAGCACAAGTACCAGGATGCCCTGCATTTCTCTCAGCAAGAGTACGAGGCGCTTACCGAGGCTCAGATTGAAGCGATGAAGCAGGAGCGCTTTGATAACTGGTACGCAATCATTACTGATCCAGCACCCGCACCTGTGATTGAAGACCCTGTAGTCGTTGAAGAGGTCGTGGAAGAGCCGGAAGAGTTCTTGATTATCAACGGGGTTAAGTACATCAAGTCCAAGGAATAAGTATGGGAACGCGTTACGCAGTCGCTACCGGAAACTGGGATAACCCAGACGTTTGGTCTGAGACCTCGGGTGGGCCGTCTGGTGCCTTACCCCCTGGGCCAGAAGATGATGCTATTTTTAATGCAGCATCTGGTGCGATTACGGTGACCGTTACTCAAACAGGCTCTAACCAAGGTGGTATTGGGAATAATACCGTCATGTATTGCAGAAATTTGACTTGCACTGGGTTTACGGGAACGATTGCCGGAACATACGCACTTTATGTTTTTGGAGATGTGCTTTTAAGTTTTGGCATGACATACACCCATACGGGTGGCTTTGCTTTTAGAAACGAATCATATTCATCAACGCAAACCATTACCAGTGCCGGTAAAACCATAGGCCCTATTGGAATTATTACCGTAGATGGCACGGTTCAGTTAGGCGACAATCTTACGTGCGGCGCAATAACAATTGGCACAGGAACTTTTGACACAACTGTAAACAACTACTCGTTGTCTTGCGGAAATTTAACCATGGGAGTTTCACAGGCCTACGAACCCATGACGTTAAATTTAAATTCGTCGTCTGTAACTCTTAGCGGCAATCTCTCGATTCCCGCAAATTACAATGTCTCTGCAAGTGTTTCTAACGCTACATTAACTTTTACTGGTGCTAGTTCATCGCTAACTGCTACCAACAAGGCATTCAATTCGGTTACGTTCAATAACGCTGGTGCAGCAGGAACGTGTGCTATTGGAAGCGCCGGAAACACATTTACCAATTTAACGATTAACGGCCCTTCTTCTGGTATTCGGTTGTTTTCGTTAGCGGCAGACATCACCGTCACCGGCACTTTGACTGTGAGCGGCAACGGTGGTGGGTCTCAACTTCGAGTCATATCAAACACGCTCGGCACTCAGCGCACGATCACCGCAGCCGCATATGCAGGATCTGCAACTGACGTTGTGTGGCGCGATATTGTTATTGCGGGGGCTGCTGCACCGATCTCCGGTACGCGGTTTGGCGACATGGGGAATAACAGCGGCATCACAATGTCCGCCCCCAAGACGGTGTATTGGAATCTGGCGGGCTCGCAGACGTGGACGGCAACCGCTTGGGCCACTGGAACCGGTGGGTCTCCCGGCATTGATAACTATCCTTTACCTCAAGACACAGGTGTTTTTGATGACGCAGGCAGCATCACTACGCTAACCCTTTCTGACGACGTGATGGGCACCGTGGATATGTCGGCTCGCACGTCCGCAATGACCGTGACCGCCAGCACATCTTTAGTGATCTATGGTGGGTGGGCGTTCGGTTCTGGTGTAACAAGTACATCAAACGCCAACACCATAACATTTAGACCTGTTGGCGCTAAAACAATTACAAGTAACTCAAAAACTTTTGGTAGCCCGGTAACAATTGACACCGGTGCAAGTACAAGAACAGGCACCATTCAACTTGGTGATGCGTTACTTCTTGAGTCCGGGAAAACTTTAACTATTACGGCGGGTACTTTTGACGCAAACAACTATAGTGTTACCGCTGGCTCAATGGTTTCATCAGGAACTCTTACCCGATTTATAAAAATGGGTTCAGGAACCTGGACATTAATGTTTCCAACCACTACGATTAACGCGAACGCTTGGAATATATCAGATTCTACAAATTGTTCACTAGACCCAGGAACTTCTGAGATATTATTAGCCAGCACTGGAACTGGTCAACGTTCTTTTTATGGCGGAAGTTTGTCTTACAACAAAGTAACGGTTGGCCCCGCTGCTGGGACAGCGCAAACAATTTTTTGGGATTTTAATGTTTTTAACGAATTGGCGTCTATAAAAACTGCCGCGTTTTCCGTGTTTTTTCATACTGGAGGTTCTCATTATATTAAAACATGGTCATTAACAGGAAGCGCGGGAAATGTAGCAACCCTTAATAGAACATTTACGAGTCAATGGAGTCTTGTACTTTTTAATCGTTCATCTGGAATTGACTACCTGAATGTTAGCAATTGCACGGTGTCAACAGCATCAGCGGCAGAGTTTTATGTTGGTGCAAACTCCACAAATACCACTGGCAATACCCGAGTTGTTTTTACTGCTGCTCCGGCAGCAAGAACCTTGTATTGGGTTGGCGGCACCGGCAACTGGTCGAGTAGCACAAAATGGTCTCTGTCCTCTGGTGGCGCAAGCGGTGAAGCGCAGCCAACATCTGCTGACGATGTCATCTTTGATGCGGCATCAAACGCAACAGCCTACACAGCCACCATAGATAGCAATCTAGGCGCTCGATGCAAAACGTTGACTATGGGTGGCCCGACATCGGGGAACATTACTTGGGCTGGTTCTCAACCCATGTACATTCACGACGATATCAGCCTGTCTGGTGGCGCCAACATCACCAGGACATACACGGGCGTCATTCACCTGTGCGGAACAGGATCTGGGCTCTCTGTGAACTCCAATGGAGTAACCCTTGCATCGACCATCAATATTTACAGCCCGACAGCAGAGTGGGTACTTGGTAGTGCTCTTAACATTGGAGCGGGGGTATTAACGGTCATTTACGGATCTATTGATCTTGATACCTACAACCTGACCGCTGCCGCTATTTCATCCGATTACGCGACAAAGCGAAGCATCGATCTTGGGTCTGGTACTGCGACGTTGAGCAGCACAACCCCAATAATATTTGGTACAACGACACGGGCATTAGATACGTTGGTGCTCACCAAGGGCACATCTACGCTGACATGCTCGTCTGCTACCGCTTTAACGTTCGCAGGAAATGGCAACACATTTCACAACGTTAGTTTCACCGGCACATCAGCGGTTACGCATACGATCACGGGTGCTAACACATTCAATAACCTAACCTTTACAGCACCGGCATCGGATGGAATCACATACATTTCGTTCCCCGCAAACCAGACCATAAGCGGCACATTAACGGCATCTGGTGCCACTGTTTTACGACGACTGGCTTTGATATCAGATACGCTTGGCACCGCTCGCACGCTTTCTGTCGCTACCTACGCAGCGTCTGCTCAAGATACGGACTTCCGAGATATCAGGGTTACAGGCGGCGCAGCCCCTCTCACCGGCACCAGATTGGGCGACTGGGGTGGGAATACAGGCATCACTACCGCTACCCCCAAAACGGTTTATTGGAACCTCTCTGGCACACAGAATTGGACTGCAACCGGCTGGGCGACATCATCTGGTGGGTCACCAGCAGCAAATAACTTTCCGCTCGCTCAGGACACTGCGATTTTTGATAACACCGGTGCAGCAGGAACTATTACGGTCACCAGCACATACGCATTACCAAGCATTGACGGATCTGCTCGCACTTCTGCGATGACGCTCTCCGCTAGCAGCAATATGGTTTGCTATGGTGGCGTGGTGCTTGGATCTGGAGTCTCCACATCTTGGTCGACTGTTATTTTGTCATTTTACGGTCGAGGTTCATACAACTTGAACTCTGCCGGTAAAACAATGCCTGCCATAACTATGTACGGTATCGGCGGCACGCTAACAATGCAGGCATCACTTACTGCGGGCAATCCGTCAGGAACCAGTTATTTATCACTGTCCGCTGGTAAGTTTGATTTGAATGACTACACATTTACAACTGGTAGGTTTATTTCTCACACCGCTTTAAATAGAACTTTGGATTTTGGCACCAGCGGTCAATTGAATCTTGGCTGTACGATTAGCACAGATGAAAATAGTTCAGTCGTGGACATGAGATTTGGGGGTACAGGATTTAATGTAGATGGAAACTCAGTTATTAATCTTACTGCCAATACAGCCTCGGTTCGTTGCGTACAACCGGCAACTCCTTATTTAAACATTAATGTTACTGCCGGAACTGGACAAATAGTTAGCAGTTTTGGAAGTGGTGTAAATCCATCTTATGGCAATCTTAGTTTCGTTGGTTCGACCGGGGGTGAGATCAGGGCTAGGTCAGAAATGACCATTTATGGAAATCTTACGTTAGTTTCTGGAATGACCATTTTTGATTCTAGTTCAGTAGGAATTACATTTGCCGGAAACTCTATTTTTGATTCTGCCAACGTTTCTATGAGGCGGATGCAAGTTTTTGGCGTTTTAAAATTGGCTTCTAACCTTACTCAAGTATCCGCAAACGTAATTGAGTTTGGTGGCGGAATTATTGATCTTAACGGGTATGATTGGACGCCAGGGCCAGGAACTTCAACGTTTGCATTTGGAAACTCTAGCAACATAAAAATAATTAAGAGCAATGGCGGCGAGATTGTTCTTACTGGTAATAACACAACCATTCTGAATGGTGCAAACCTTTATTTGATTGCGCTTTACAACGACAAGGCCACAATTAATTGCACGTATGCCGGTGGGGTAGGAACCAGGACGCTCTCATTTACATCCCCAAGCGGTATCCTCAACCCAGAATCGTACCAAAATGTGGTATTAAAATTTCCATCTGGGACAGACGTAATTGCGTTTAGCAACGCCCCACCGTCTTGTGATTTTACTGGTTTCTCTGGGTCACTTTCTAACCTTGGTAATAGAAGAGTCATGGGTGATGTTATATTGTCATCAACCATGTCTGTTACAGCGGGTAACATTTGGGAACCGGTGCAAGGATCTGGGCGGCCGTTTCTTTTCGACTTTGCTGGAATTACCCGAGAGACACCTATTAGGGTATACGGAGGCTTGCCCGGTGGAATTAAATTCGTTTCGGCAACCACCCTTGGATCAACGCGTGAATTAAGGTATGACTTTGGGCTAGTAGATTGCAACGATTATTCTGTGTCGGTAGGAACAATCTTAACAAGCGCTTCAACCCCAAGAATGATTAACACAGGGTCAGCGGGTATAAATTTATTAGGCAGCAGCACTACCGTGTTTTCTGCTAATACCCCGACGTTTCATTTTACCAAAGGCGCCGGTGGTATTAATTCAACTTACTCTGGTGGCACGGGAACTAGAACTTTTGATGTTGGTTCAACAAGCACTGTTCCTAGTGCGGCAAACGCAAAATACATTCCGCCACTTAATTTCACAGCCGGTACAGATATCGTTGCCATATCGGGTGGATCTCGTGTCTATGGCGATATAAACTTTACCGGCTTTTCCGGCACGCATACAGTACAAGCAAACAATATTTGGTACGGAAGCGCAACGTTCTCTGGAACCATGACGCTCACGGCCTCTGCATCTGCTCAATCGTTTAATGGGAATGTTACTCAAAATATCAGAACAAACGGATTGACGATTGATTGGCCCGTGACGGTCAATAAAAGCGGCGGTGCGTTTACATTGCTCGATAACATGACCATTGGTGCAAGCAGGACGCTTACGCTGACTGCTGGCAATATAGACCTGAACAATTTCACTCTAAGCGTTGGAATATTCAGTTCGGCAAACTCAACCGCTCGCTCGTTAACATTTGGCTCTGGCACACTGACTTTGGTCGGTGCTGGTACGGCATGGAACGCTGCGACCTCCACTAATTTCACCATCAACGCTGGCACGGGCACGATCAGCATGACATCGGGTAGCGCGAAGACGTTTGCTGGTGGCGGGTTGTCGTACCCCAAACTTAACCAAGGTGGGGCTGGATCACTTTCAATCACAGGCACAAACACGTTCGCGGATATCAGTAACACAAACCCCACAGCCTGCACGATTATCTTTCCGAACGTCACGACTACGGTAGCGGACTTCACCGCATCAGGAACCTCTGGGAACCTTCTCACCTTGGCTCGTACCGGTGCAAGCGGTACCTTTGCCCTATCCAAAACGAGCGGTGTGGTCGGAGTCAATTTTATATCGGTCAGCAACTCCGTAGCGACCGGTGGGGCCACTTGGTACGCTGGCGCAAATTCAACCGATGGCGGGAATAACACTGGGTGGATCTTCACGGCGCCACCAGGAACCGCTAGTAGCAACATGTTCTTCATGTTCTAGGGCCGGATATGGAAAAAGAAATCAAAATGCTTATGGCGCAGGCCAAGATTGAATTGGCCCGCTTGGAGGCTGAGTCGCCCGCCAAAGACGTCGCTGGTAAGGCGATTGGCAAGCACGGGCTGCCCTACATAACGATCATCGTGGTCATCGGGGTCATTGCAAGCATATTCCTCGACGAGGGGAAGATGGCCGCCGTGATGGGGCTTTTAGGGGCCTCGCTGACTGCCCTCATTTCAATGATGAACGGCATCGCGGGGACGGCCCCTAAGCAAGAGCGCCCAGAGTTTGAGGTCATTAAAACACTGATTGAAAAACTCGACCGCCTTGCAGACAAGGATCAACCCATGTCAGTTACGGTAGATGGTGAAAAAGTAACCGTAAAAAAGGGAGACGACATCATTGTTACAGACAAGGGGAAGAAATAATGCTACCCATCGCCGCCCTGTTATCCATCGGAGAAAAGGTGCTCGATAAGGTACTGCCCGATCCTCAGGCTAAAGCAGAAGCCCAGGCCAAACTCATGGAGATGGCCCAGAAAGGGCAACTGGCTGAACTTCAGGCAGATATGAATGAGCAGGACAATCTGACGGAGCGGGCCAAAGCAGACATGGCCTCCGACTCCTGGCTGTCCAAGAACATTCGCCCGATGACGCTGATTTTTATCCTCGTGGTCTATACCGTGTTTGCCATGATGTCGGCCTACGGATACAACGCCAACGAATCCTACGTGACGCTGCTTGGCCAGTGGGGAATGCTGATCATGAGTTTCTATTTTGGCGGCCGGACGCTTGAAAAGATCCTGGCCATGAAGGGGCAGAAATGACTCAACTGACCGCGAACTTCAGCCTAGCCGAGATGATCAAGTCGGAGACGGCCCTGCGTAAAGGTTTGGACAATACTCCTGGGGAGGTGGAAATTGGCAACCTTGGAATTCTATGTAAAAACGTGCTCCAGCCCGTCCGGGACCATTTTGCTAAGGGCGTTAAGGTCAACTCCGGATACCGGTCACCAGAGGTCAATGCCGCAGTGGGTGGATCAAAGACCAGTGATCACTGTCGGGGGCAGGCTGCCGACATTGAAATTCCAGGCGTGGCTAACGCTGACGTAGCGAAGTGGATAGCGGATAATTTGGATTACACGCAACTGATCCTTGAGTTTTACACGCCCGGCGTACCGGATAGCGGCTGGGTGCATGTCTCGTATGATCCCAAAGACTTGAAGAAGCAGAATCTCACAGCAACACGGAAAGACGGCAAGACGGTTTACCTTCCAGGACTCGTAGCGTAAAGGAGCGCGGTGTGGATACCCAGGTTCTCATTAATCTCGGATTTGGTCTTGCAGGCGCCTTTGGCGGCTGGATTCTCAACTCCATTTCAAGATCCATCATTAAGATCGAGGACCGGTTATCGGAACTGCCTCTTATGTACGTGACGCGTGACGACTACCGCAACGATGTGAATGACATCAAGAAGATGCTCGACAAGATCTTCGACAAACTGGACAACAAGGTCGACAAATGAGTTCCGCCGTTAAGACCCAGCCGGAGAAGTGGGAGCGCATAAAGTCCCAGGTGAAGGCGTCGGGTAAGGGCGGCTCCCCGGGTCAGTGGTCGGCTAGGAAGGCTCAACTGGCCACTCAGAAGTACAAAGCCTCTGGTGGGGGTTACAAGGGCCCCAAAAAGGCGGATAATTCGCTCTCAAAGTGGACGAAAGAGGACTGGGGAACCAAGTCTGGTAAACCGTCCACGCAGGGCCCGAAAGCGACTGGCGAGCGTTACCTGCCAAAAGCGGCACGAGAGAAGTTAACACCTTCTGAATACGCGGCAACCACCCGAGCCAAGCGTGAGGGAACAAAGGCCGGCAAGCAGTTTGTGCCCCAGCCTGAGTCGATTAAGAAAAAGGTGTGGTGATGACTGTTGCCGCCGTAATGACCTATGACAGCCTGGTAGACGATATCTCGACCTACCTGGAGCGAACCGACCAGGCTACCCTGGCGAAGATTCCTACCTTCATTATGCTGGCTGAGCAGGTCATAGCGACCGACCTCAAGTTTCTTGGCAATCTCACGGTTGTAACCGCGACCATGGTTCCGGGAGAGGCCACCATTGATAAACCCGCTCGGTGGCGCAAAACCGTTTCGATTAATGTTACGGCCAATGGCCAGCGCCAACCTGTGCTGCTACGGAAATATGAATACTTGCGGGAGTTTTGGCCAGATCCTGCCGAGACGGACACGCCGAAGTTTTACTGTGATTACGACTACACGCATTGGCTTGTAGCGCCCACTCCAGACGTGGCTTACAACTACGAGGTACTGTATTACGAGCGGGTCCAGCCTTTAGATTCATCGAATCAGAGCAACTGGTTTACTCAGTACGCGCCGCAGGCCCTACTGTACGGATCGCTTTTGCAGGCGATGCCATTTTTAAAGAACGACGAGCGCATCCCCATGTGGGAAGCTCAATACACCAAGGTCATTACTACCTTGCAGGCTGAAGACATCACTCGGGTGGCGGACCGTCAGACCATAGTAAGGGATGCATCATGAGCTTTATTAGCCCATTTACCGGCAACGTCATTCAGCCGACCGACGTTAGCTTCCGAGCGATTACGCTCTCTGCAAACACGACCCTGAGTTGGCCGATCAACGGCAACGCTACAAACGATTACGCGGCCAGGATTATGAACGTCACCGCCACGACGGGCGGGCTGACCCTGCGTATGCCGCCTGCCAACCAGGCCTCGGTCGGTGAAGACGCTCTGATCCGCAATGTGGGGTCCAATACCTTTACGGTTGCGGATTACGACGGGAATACGATCGCCACCGTAGCGGCTGGGCTTGCCAAGTACATCTATATCACCACCAACGCCAATACGGCGGGCACCTGGGGGCTCATCTCCTTTGGCGTAGGGTCATCTGCGGTTGATGCTGCGGCCCTGGCTGGGAACGGTTTAAAGGCCATAGCGGCCACCCTCAACACCGCATTTAATGTCACGACCTTTGGGTCGAACTACACCGCGGTAGCAGGCGATCGAGCTGAGACCTATGTCTGGACCGGCGGGGCCGGAACCTTGACCCTCACATCCGCTCCGGTGCTAGGAAATGACTGGTTTGTAGTTGTCCGAAACGGCGGCACTGGGACGCTTACCATTGCTCCAAGCGGCGGGGATCTGATTAACGGGGCTGCCTCAATTTCTCTTCAGCCCGCAGATTCATGCTTCATTACCTGCTCTGGCACCGCGTTTTATACCGTCGGACTGGGAAAGTCGACTCAATTTAACTTCACGCAACTGACCAAGGCGGTCACCAGCGGGACTGTGGTTTTGACCTCTGCGGAGGCCGGCAATGTCATCCAAAAGTACACCGGGACGCTCTCAGGAAACGTCACGGTGCAGATTCCCCCCACGATTCAGGTCTACTACATCACCAACCAGTCGGATGGTACGGGCGCCAACTACACCATTACCTTTGAGACTGGCGTGCCTGGTGGGGCGACAGCCACGGTGCCGGCTGGTGAGCAGGTCATCCTTATCTGCGATTCTGTCAACGTACTGAATGCCTCCACGGTAGCGGCCGGTGCGACCTCTCTGTCTTTGATTAACGGCAGCGCTGGCACCCCATCGCTAAATTTCGCCTCTGAAACCAACACCGGTATTTACCGGCCAGGTTCATTCCAGATCGGAATGTCTGTGAACGGCATACAAAGGTTTGATTTAACCGCGACTGGTTTGACTATTACGGGGTCGGGAACCTTCACTACGGGCGTCTCTGGTGGGGCGTTCTAATGACCGAAAAAGTCTTTTCAATCGACACGCTACCCGGCGTACAGCGTGACGGAACGGTCCTTGATAAGCAGTATTACAACGACGGCCGCTGGGTAAGGTTCCAACGCGGGCGCCCCCGCAAGATCGGCGGCTTCCGGGTTATCTCCGGGCAACTCAAGGGGCCCTCTCGGGGGATCTGGCTCAACAGCCAGAACAACTTCACGTACATTTTTAGCGGCTACAACGATGGCTTGCAAGTCCTGACAATTGATGACAATGGGGTCGGGGCGGGAATTCAAGACTTTACCCTGAGCGACTTCACCGCCTCGGATCTCAATTTGTGGCAGTTTGATGGATTTTTTGATGTCGCTGGCGCTGGCGTGCAAAGCCTGGTCGCGCATCCAGGCCAGAACCTGTTTTCGGTAGACGACACCAACAACACGCCAGTCTTGATTGGCGACATCGACGGCACTACTATGAGCCAGATCGGCGTCTTCACCGACACGGTTACCACGGCAAATGGCAACCCTGATGTGACGCTAGGGGCCATTAACACTTTAATTGGCGCCGGGCAAGCGATTACCGGGGCTGGCATTCCTGCTAACACCACAGTAGTGTCGGTGTCCGGAACCACGGTGACTTTGAGTGCAAATGCAACGGCATCTGCGACCGTTACGGCGACCTTCAACAATAATGTGGAGGTTTCCGGCGGCGTGGTGGTTCTCCACCCCTATGTCTTTGTGTATGGCAACAATGGCCTGATTCGGAACTGCTCCGCGGGCAATGCCCAGGACTGGGTCTCTGCGGACGCCAATGAGGTCAATGTGGCCACCGGCAAGATCGTGCAGGGGTTACCCGTTCGAGGTGGATCAAATAGCCCTAGCGGCCTTTTCTGGAGCCTAGACAGCCTGGTGCGGGTCTCTTATGCGCCCCAGTCTCTCGGGGTGCCTGGGACTGCTGATTACGCGCCCCCCACCTTCTGGCGGTACGACATCATTTCTAGCCAGACCTCAATTATGTCCTCGCAGTGCGTCATTGAGTACGACGGAATCTACTACTGGTGTGGCGTCGATCGATTCCTGCTCTACAACGGAACGGTCAAAGAGATCCCGAACTCAATGAACCAGAACTATTTCTTTGACAACCTGAACTACTCTCAGCGGCAGAAGGTCTGGGCGCAAAAGGTACCGAGGTACGGCGAGATTTGGTGGTTCTACCCACGCGGCGACTCCACCGAGTGCAATGACGCGATCATTTACAACGTCCGAGAAAACACCTGGTATGACGCTGGGCAGGCCGCAGGGGCTCGTAGGACCGCTGGGTACTTCTCTCAGGTCTTTGCCTACCCGGTAGCCGCGGCGTGGCCGGGATCAATCTCTGAGGTTGTTTTCAGCGATACCTACGACATTGTGACGGGCAGCCCGTATCTGTCGTCTAGCACCTACAACACGCTCGTTGAGGTGGGGCAGGTTGTGTCTGGGCCGGGAATACCGACCGGAACCTTGGTCTTGCAGATTCTTTCGAGCAGCATCAACGCGCTCACAAACCTTGTGGGAGGCTCTGGCTATGCAGACAACACATACCCAGGAGTTGCAATTACCGGCGGCTCTGGTGGTGGCGCTACAGCAGATATTGTGGTTTCTGGGGGTACTGTCACCTCGGTGACGATTGTGAACCCTGGTAGCGGGTATCTACCAGGTGACACCATCGCGGTAGACGACGCCGACATCGGTGGAGGTACTGGGTTTAGTATTGATATCGACACGATCTGGGCTCAGACAATTGTCATGAATGATGACTCCCAGGCCACCTCTACCGAGACCCTCACCTTCCGCACGCAAGGCGACCTGATCAAGATCTACCAGCACGAGATCGGCACCGACGAGGTAGATGGTCAGAACGTCTTCGCTATCCAGTCCTATTTTGAAACCAGCGACCTTGGTTTGGTAACTGGTGGCCCATCGCAACCTGCCATGGAAGGTCTGAACAGATGGCTGCGCTTGGAGAGGGTGGAGCCTGACTTTCTGATGTCTGGCAATATGAAGCTTTATGTGACTGGCCGTCCTTACGCGCAGTCTGAAGACGACACTTCTAGCCCGTACATCTTTGGGCCAGACACTAACAAGATAGATATGAAAGAACAAAGACGAGAGCTGCGGCTAAAGTTTGAGTCGAATGAAGCCGGCGGAAACTATCAGCTCGGCCGCGTGCTATTGAACGCCACATTTGGCGATGTCCGAGGTTACTAATGTCTACCGTATCGCCACCACTCGTTTACGACCCGAGGTTTCACACATTTGAGTCGTGGGCATCGCTTATGGTCGAGCAGTACGCTTCCAATCAGCTCGCTATTCCAACCCCGCAGACCGATTGGCGGGAATGGGGAGATGGGCTCAAAGCAATCGATGTCTTCACCAATGAAGCGATCCCCAACACGGGCTCGTTTGATAATTGGTTTGACTGGGCCTCTGCTCTCTTAGCGTCAATCAACCCCACGGTGATTGCAAATGGTTGAAGCTCCTGTAGAAGAGCAGCAAGAGGTCTTGCGAATTGTCACCGAATACTTTCAAAAAGAGTTTGGCGGTGACGAGAAAAAGGTCGAACAAGCTCTAGGTAACCTTGCAGGTATGCTTCAAGGTCAGGGCGTGAATCTAGTTCACATCCTCAATACCGTATTTCTAGTCGCTGTTATCGGCAAGGGCATGGTTGAGATTCACACCATGGCCGTGGATGAAGATACCAATAGCCTAGCGAAAGCTTTTAGAGGGCTTGCTGAATACCTGAAAGCCATAGACGTTAAGCTCGCATACACCTACACCGACAAGCCAGGGTATGACATTGTGGCTAAGCGCAGTCGCCTGCCGTTCAAAAAGAAACGCATGGAGATTGACGGCAAACAACAAGACGTCTACTACCTGGAGTTTAAATAATGCCTGCCGTCGCGTTTGTAGCGGTTGGCTTCGGATTAAGCGCAGCCGCAACTGCTATTGGTTCTGCAATAGCCGGGTCGCTTATCGGGGCCGGCATCGTTACATCGGTTGCACCAGCGGTAGCAACCGCGATTGGCTCTGCTGTTGTTGGCGCAGGAATGACCGCCATTCAAGGTGGCAGCTCTAGTGACATCCTTAAAAACGCAGTTCGATCGGGAGTTGGATCGTTTGCTGGTAGCCAGATTGGTAAAGCAGTAGGAAATGCCGTTGGTTTTGAGGTTGATGCAATGGCTCCTGGCAAGGGCATTCTTGCAGGCAACATTGCTGAGAAGATTGCAAGCGGTGTCGTTCGATCATCTATTCAGTCTGGCGACATTGAGCAGGGCATAAAGACCGGCCTTCTGTCCGGTGCGATTGCCTCTGTACCAGATCTTCTAAATGAATCTCAGTCGTTTAAAGACCTTCCGCCGCTAGTCAAGAATGTTGTTACGCAGTCTGTTATGACATCACTTGCTGGTGGTGATGTTGCGACCGCGGCCACCAACACGCTTATTCAGGGGGCGTTAAAAAACGCCAACATCTTTTCGGCGATCTTGTCTGATGAACGAAACAAAGACCTTGCAGATTTTGTAAAGCAGAATCCTGATGCGTCGATGTTAGTGATGTCAACACTTAGCACCGGCATTTCCGCAGCATTGCTAGACAAAGACGTAAGCAGCGCCGTTGAAAAAAATGTCATCAACTTCGCTACGGAAAAGATGCGCCAGGGCATTTCATCCGGCGCGATCAAAAGATCTATAGAGAACGCACAGAAAAATTACGCTGATGCGGAAAAACTCACAACAGAGCTTCAAGAAAAAGTAAAGGGCGCGGACGCCAGCATTGATGCGTTAAATAAGCAAAATGCATCTGTTGATAAGATGATGAATCAAGCCGCTACTCAATATTATAGAGCTTATGACGAGTATACAAACCTTATAAGAAGCGGCGCTAGTATCGGAGCAATAAATGCGGCGGCCGCAAAAGTAAACGCGGCAGCAGAGTATTACAGTCGAGATGCAGGCATAGGCGAGTGGTTTGCTGAACAGAATCAAAAGCAGATTGAAGAAATACAAAAAGAAAAAAATGAAATTTTTTCTTTAGCTGAGCAAGCCAACAAAGCGGTTGACAATGTCACGGTCAACTCTTACATGTTCTCAAAGTACGCTGATGAGATACAGCAAGAAGCAATAGACAATGCAGACATCTTTCTGGACCCTGACAGGTACTCAATTTACATGGCCAATCAGAAGAAGCTTGGCCTTGCGTATGACGAGTATCTTGCTAGCTTGCCTGAAGACACCGCAAAAGTCGTCTATCCAAACTCAGTCACTCAGAACTACAAGATTGATGACAATTACAACGTCATTGATCGAAAAAGCAATCAGGTTATTGGAAAGATCCCGCCTGACCAACGAGCAATTCAAACAATCCCTGTTACCCGAGATCCAGAGACTGGTGGGCTAGAAATTGCAATCCGAGGGGTTGGGAATGTTGATGACGAAGATGGCGGAATTTTGCTCATTCGTCAGTCTGATCTTTTTGGCGTCAAAGGAATAGCTGAACCCATCATTGTTACAGAAACACGCGATGATAGCGGCAAGCTTAGTATTGATATCACCACTCAGAACGCCCTAGAAGAGCTGCAAGCCGAAGATCCAATGGCGTGGTTCTATACGGTGGCTCAACTTCCAGAGCGGCAGCGTAGTTCTATTCTGCCACCAGAAGTAAAGAGGGTTGTTGACAGTACGTGGCAATCGGTTAAGAACGGGGTTCCACCGGTAATCGCGGAAAACATTTCAAAGTTTATGGCTGCGGCCAAGCCAGAGACATCTACTTTGGCAACCTTAGAAGGAATGCTGGTTGGAACAAAGGCACTGACTGATGCATTCGGAGCAAACAACAAAGCATCTCAGGCTTTGTCTTCAGCTCAGGTTTACATTCAGTCGCTATACAGCGCAGCAGCAAAACAAGACCAACAAGAAGCCAATAAGATCATGGATGCAGCCAAAGATGCTGGCGTGCTTGATCAGGTTTATGCTGGATTAGAAGCGATTGCCGCCAATCCATCTATCATTTTTCAGGCAGCTGGATCTTTAGCGCCGACGCTTATAGCAACCGCAGCGACCATGGGATTAAGCGCCCCAGTATCGGTTGCGTATGGAACCAATATAGGTTTGGGTATGGTTTCTGGTGCTGGAATTGTTAAGGGCTCCATTTACGACTCAACAAAACGAGCGCTAACTGAAGCAAACGACAAATACAAGCTCGGGTTGTCTGCCGGTCAGATTGAAATGCGAGCTCAAGAGGCCCAGGCATATAACGGAAAAAATCTTGGTCTGATTGTTGGTGGCATAGGTCTTGGCGGGCTTGCTGCTGGAACTGGCGCAGAAAAAATTATTTTCAAAAAAGTTGCAAGCGACATTGCCGAGGACATTGCCAAAAAAACAGCAACAAGACAATTTGTTGAGGGTGGTGTAGACCTTGCAAAAGCAGGTATCAAAGAGTCTTTTCCGGAGACCTTGCAGGCCATGCAAGAGCAATGGGCTCAAAACAAGGCTCTCCAGCGAGAAGGTTTTAATGTTCCCGAATTTAGGAGCGTCATTCTTGCTGGAACGGTAGAGGGTGTTGCAAGCTATCCAATGGGTTCTGCGGTGCAGGCAGCATCTAATTTGTCCGACTATCGTTTGAGCGACCAAGAGAGAAACAAACTACAGTCAGACATAGACAAATTCGCATCAGACTTTATCAACATTCAAAGCGAGAAGCTGTCCAAAACCTCTGGCATTGAGTCAACATTAGCTAAGCTTGAAAGCGACCTGCAAAAAGCAACTACAAGCAGTCAAAGATTTAGCATTGAGCGGCAGATCAACTCTGCAAAAACATCACTTGCGAATTTAGATCTTGAGTATGGGCGCAAAGAAGATGCATTGATCGCATCCGTTCTTCCGCCTGAGCAGAGACCGCTCACGACAGATCAAAGGGTCGTGGCCACAAAGTTTCAAAATGATCTTGCATCTCTTGATGAAAAGATAACTGCCGCACGGAATTCATACAACGCATCTTTTACAAACGGCACTCCGCCGTCTGCGATTAATTCACTTAAAAACGACCTGGACAAATTGGAGTCGCAGAAGGCCACTCTCATCAACGGTACGCTTTCAAGCTTGCCAGTCGGTTCGTTAAATAACGATACTAAAGTCGAAGAGTTTTTTGGGTCATCCAATCTTTTGGGGATCAAGCTTGGGTCGCTTGTCGCAAATCCTGCTGACCTTGTAGGCTTGAAGAAGCCGCAGATTGCTCAAGAGGCTAGTCGTATATCGTCAACATACGATCAGCAAATTAGAGATCTTGAAAGCAAATCTTCAAAATCATATGCCCAGTATTTAGATTATTTACAGAATTGGTCAGACTACCCAGATCTGGCCGATATGCAGTACACCAAATACTCACAAGATCTTTTTGCACTTAACAATTTGAAGTCGAGTCGTGATCGAGATATCGCTAGACTCAAGAATGACTTGGCCACCACGCCGGTATTTGTGAATGAGCGCGAAGCTTCGGAAGCGCTTTCAAAAATTGGTATACCTGCTGCCGAGCTTGGCAAGTACGTTATTCCTGTAGATACGGTTGCAAAAAATGAAAAGCTTGCTAGAGAGGCTGATCGCATTGAGGCCGCACAGCAAGAATATGACGCGCAGCGTAGCGCTGAAGAGCGCGCAAGGCTTGATGAAGAGCGTAGAGTCGCCGAGGAGCAGCGTCTAGCTGAGGAGGCTCGTCTTGCTGAAGAGGCACGAGTAGCAGAAGAGCGCGCTGCGGCAGAAGCGGAAGCGGCAAGATTGGAGCAGGCCAGATTAGCAGCAGAAGCGGAAGTGTTGCGTCAACAGGAAGAGGCAAGAATTGCCGAAGAGCTACGTCTTGCCGACTTACAACGTGAAGCAGAAGAAAAAGCTCGGCAAGCAGAACTTGAAGCTCGGCGCTTAGCAGATGAAGAAGCGGCCGCCAGAGCTGAGGCTGAAAGACTAGCAGAGCAGGAAAGAATTCTTGCAGAAGAGAGAGCCGCGGAAGAGGCGCGCCTTGCCGAAGAAGCTCGTGTAAAAGCGGCTGAAGAAGCTCGTTTAGCAGAGGAGGCTCGTGTCGCTGAAGAAGCCCGGCTTGCTGAAGAAGCTCGGCTAGCAGAACAGGCACGCGTATCGGAAGAGGCTCGTCTCGCTGAGGAGGCCAGGTTAGCCGAAGAGGCACGCCTTGCTGAAGAAGCTCGATTAGCTGAAGAAGCTCGGATAGCTGAGGAAAATCGGTTGGCAGAAGAGGCTCGGCTTGCCGAGGAAGCACGAGTAGCGGAACAGGAACGGATCGCCCGTGAGCTTGCAGAGGCCGAAGCAGAAGCAATAAGGGTTGCTGAAGCTAGAGCAGCAGCGGAAGCTGAGGCTGCTAGATTGGCTGAAGACGCTCGCATAGCAGAAGAGTTGCGACTTGCAGATTTAGCGCGGCAGGCAGAAGAACAATCCCGTCTTGCTGCGCTTGAAGCAGAAAGATTAGCGCAAGCAGAGGCAGAGGCTCAGGCAGAGGTTGCTCGCCTTGCCGAAGAAGCTCGGTTGGCGGAGGAGGCGCGGTTAGCTGAAGAAGCACGAGTCGCAGAAGAGGCACGGTTGGCTGAAGAGGCAAGGCTTGCAGAAGAAGCACGACTTGCAGAAGAGAATCGGTTGGCAGAAGAGACGCGCCTTGCGGAACAAGCGCGCCTCAATGAAGAAGCACGACTTGCTGAGGAGGCACGGTTAGCAGAGGAAGCTAGACTTGCCGAAGAAGCCCGCCTTGCCGCGGAGCAGCAACCTCAACCCCAGCCTGAAGGTGAGCTTGAAGGTGAGGTTCAACCCCAGCCTCAACCCCAGCCTGAAGGTGAGCTTCAACCTCAGCCCGAACCCCAGCCCGAACCCCAGCCTGAGCCACAGCCAGAGCCGCAGCCTGAGCCACAACCTCAACCAGAGACTCCTCAGCCACCACCGCCGCCACCGCCCCCGCCTCCGCCACAACCTGAGCCTCCGCCACAACCTGAGCCAGAGCCAGAAGAGACGGAAGAGGAGAAAGCCAGGAAAGCCGCAGCGGCTGCTCGTGCTCGCCAACAACAACAGGCTAGACAGGCTACCTTATTGGGTGGGTTAACCACATTTTTAAGCGCCCCAACAAAATCCGAAGATACGGATCAATTTGGACCATTCAAGCCAATCACCACGAGCGGCGCCACCCCCGAGTTTAAGGGGCCGTTACAGGAATTCCTGGAAAAAGTCCAGGGCCAGTCTTATACTGGGCAAGAACCTTTCATGGCGCCGGAGACCAAGCAACCTGAGACTCCACAGACCGATATGATGAATACTCAACCTGCACCGAGTTACTTTAACTACGGTAAAACCTCAGAAATTGATGACACATTAAATGTGGCTCGTGGCATCAGTCAGGAGATCTCGTCGGCGCTCAACCCGCTTGGCGGGACTCAGATGCCGTCATATGGATTCAAAGAAGGTGGGCTGTCCACTCCGATGTTTAATCAGGGTGGCACCACTCGATATGGTCGGTATGCTGGAGGTGGACTGAATGTAGTTCATCACTCTGGCAAGCCCAGAATTGATTTCAGAGAGGGGGACGCCGTGACTGGACCTGGAGATGGGCAGTCAGATGACATCCCGGCCATGCTTGCTGATGGAGAATTTGTGTTTCCTGCTGATGTGGTAGCCGCTCTTGGAAATGGGTCCACCAAAGCAGGCAGCGACAAGCTTTACGACATGATGCACGCGATTCGCGCTCAAGCGAGATCCGCGCATCCGGAAGACTTGCCACCCCCGGCGAAGTCACCACTTGATTACTTAAAAGGCAGCTCTCGCAAGGGCTCTAAAGATCGAAAGGCTAGGAGATAACCATGTCCATTATGCAAGGGTCGCCGCTACCGGATATTACGCAGAAAGAGACTACCACCACTGCTGCGCCGGACTATTACACAGACTATTTAACCGGCCTATCACAGGCAGCAGAAACCGCTATGGGCCGTGCTCCATCGGACATGGTTGCCGGGTACGACCCATTGCAAGATCTTGGATATGGTCAAGTCGAGGGTGCTGCTAGCGCTTATAAGCCAGGGTTAACTGCTGCTGGCCAGACGGCCGCGACTGCTGCCAGCGGAATTACGCCTGAGCGCCTCACCGCACTGATGAACCCGTACACGACCAACGTGGTCGATGAGATGGCGCGTCTTTCGCAGCAGAATGTGCAGCGCAATGTGCTGCCCATGCTTAAGGCTGGGTTCGTTGGCCGCGGTGGCCTAGGAAGTCAGCGCTATGCTGGTGCCCTTGGACAGTCCATGGCGGACATCCAGTCAAGCCTGACGGGGCAACAGTACGGCGCTCTGTCAAAAGGCTATAGCGACGCTCTGAGGGCCGCTCTTGACGAGGGTAGTCTGCTAAACCAGGCTGCCCGCACGCAGGCTGATATTGCCGGCAAAGAGCAGGAGTTGGGTCTGACCGGTGCTGGAGCGCTGACCAAAGCGGGGGCTGAGCGCCAGGCTTACGAGCAAAGCATTCTTGATGCGCCCATGAAAACGGCCACAGCAGCATCTGGTCTGATGCGTGGATACACGGTGCCAACCACGCAAGAGAAGACATTTGTGGGGCCCAAAGGAAAAGATTACTACCAGAAGTCGGACCTTGAAAACATTCTCGGAATCATTTCTCTAATTGGCGCAGCCCAAGGTGGAACTTCTGGAGAGGGCGGAACAGCATTAGGAACCGGACTCGGTAGCGTTTTTGATTGGGTTAAAGGCACATTTGGCGGTGAAGTGCCTGGAGGAATGACCGAAGAAGCTTTTGAGGCAATTCTTCGTGATGCAGGTTTTAACCCGGTTGATGACACATTTTACGATCCTAATTAAGCGGGAAGATTATGGCTACGCAACAATCTAAAGGCGCTTTAGCTGGATTCCTCCCGGAAGTGTCGCCGGAGGCGGCAGAGGCCAATCGTCGTTATATAGAGGCTCAGCGCAAGCTTGCAGAGACACTCGATGTTCGTAAAGGCCGCACCTTTAATCCGGTTTGGTTAGCGGCCGCGCAAGGGTTTTTAGGCCCTACCAGCACTGGCAGCGCTTTCGAGGCTTTTGGTCGTGCCGCAGGCAACATTGGTGAGGCGCAGACGAAAGAGCAGGAGCTTGCTAAGACGATCGCTGGCCAGGAGCTTGAGCTTGCTGGTGCGGGCCTTGGATTGGAAAGAATGCGTCAGCGCGATCTGGCGTTTCAACAAATGCTTGGTCAGGGAGACCCGACGCGAACCACTCTCACTACCGGACCTGCGGGTGCGTTACCTGCTGTCCCAGAAGGCGGAGCTGCGCTGCCCCCGTCTGTCGTTCGTAAGCCCACCGCTCCTGGTGGCGTTTTGCCTGCTGCTCAACCGCAAGCGCAAGGCGCTTTGCCATCCCCGCTTCAGGGCATGACAGGGGTTCAAGTGGCCCCGCCAAATCCAGACTTGATGAGCCGTCAAGAGTACATCACCATGGCCCGCCTTGATCCGAACGCTGATCCAGCGAAGGTGATAAAAGAGGCAAACGAGTTAGAACAGAAACGTTTGGAAATTAAAGAAGCCGGAGTTTTTGATAGAAGCACTGGTTTGTTTTATCAATTCCCGAAGGGCCAAGAAGAAGTCGAAATCGCTTACACGCGCCGCACTACAAAAATGCCCGCGCAAGATGCTTTCCGACTCAACAATGCGCTTGTAAACGAAGACTGGTCGACATACTGGAGAATTGCAAGCAAATATGGAGTTACGAAGCCAGAGGGCGCTCCAAGTGGTCCAGCACCGACAACCGGTGGAGCTCTTCCTGGTCGCGCACCGGCCGCAGGTGCACCAGCACGGTCGCCATTCCGTAGCACGAGCGAAGCTGCGGCGGAAGCAAAAGAAGCCGAGACGGTTGCGACTGAGCGCGCTAGAGCTGGCGTGAAAAAAGAAGAGTCGCTTGAATCTGACCTTGCAACAGCAGACAAGATTGGATTCATCACCACGCAGGCGATGGAGCAGATTAATACTGCGCCGGATCTGCTTGGAATTCTTGCCAAACCCGGTATTGGCTCTGCGATCGGCAAGCTAGTTACTGACGGCATTAAGATTGGCCAGACATCGATTGGCATTCCTGCGGTTGAAGATGCGATTCGCGCTCTCCTTCCCGCGGCTGATCAGCCGAAACTTAATGCAGTAGCATCATTGGCCGGCAATCTTGCAGAACTTGAGCTGCTGTACACCCAGCTTTATATCAAGGGTCAAGGTGCCGTGACCGAAGGTGAGCGAGCGGTTGTTCGTCGCATACCTGGAACGATCTCGACGAACCCAGAGGTTCTCAAAGAGAAGATGACGCTGCTTCAGAAGCGCTCTGATTTTGATCGCAGGCGCATCGAAGCATTCAAAGATTACATGGATCAAAATCCACGCGGCAGTTACTTAAAATTTGAGCGGTCTGATGAATTCAAACGCCTCAGAGAAGAGTACAACGAAGATCTCTATCGGACATTCAATCTTCCACGGCCTGGAAGATCTTCTACGGCGCCTTCTGCTCCGGCTGCTCCACGCTCAGCGCCCGCGGGAAGCAACACTTCTAGCGACATATTGAAAGAAGCTCAGAGGCGTCGCGCACAGCAGGGGGGTGCACAATGAACCCACGTGACATGACCGATGAGCAGATCTTTCTCGCCGAAAAGATCGTTCAGCAAGCGCAGAAGTCTGGACTCAACCCAGACTTTGTTCTCAAGCTAATTTTTCAAGAAAGCCAGTTTCAGCCATCTCTGATGGGCGACTCTCCAGAAGAGGTCGATGAGAATATCGGCGTTTACATCAACACGATTAAAGACCTTGGCGAAACCTTGAAAGGTGACCCCGCTAAAATTGCGGCGGCATTTTTTGCTGGTGGGTCTGGCGCTGATTTTGCCGACTCAAACAATCTTGCTGACTTGCCAGACGAAGCGCTTTTTAACGCCGAGAGCTTCATACAAAGCTTCGGCGGTCAGATTCCCTCCGTCTTTGCGGCTCCGTCCACAGACGAAGCTTTTGGTCCCGCATCACCCGAACCGGGGTTTGGCGAGATGCCACCCCCGCAACCGGAACTAATCAGTGACGCAGACGTGGAGGCCGAGCGCCGCACGGGCCAGGTTCTTGGTGGAATTGCTGGTGGCGCATTGACTACTGGCCGGTTGGCAAAAGACGTGGTCCGTGGATTCCCTCGGGCGCCCGCACAGCCGCCTGCACCGCCTACCGCTACGGGAACTATGCGTACAGCCCCGCCGACCCCAGCAGGAGCCCTGCCGGGCCAGGTCCAGGCTAATACTCCTGGCCAACGATGGGCGCAGGCCGTTACAGGCGTCGTCAGACCGGGTACTGAGTCTGTGGTGGAGGCTGCTTCTGATTACCGGCGGGCTATGCCCAGCGGGAGGGTCAGCAAGCCCATGGCGCAGAAGTACGGTATCGGCGCCCCGCTGGATATTGGGCGCATCGCTGCTCAGAATGCCCCACCGGCCCAAGGCGGCCTGCAAGCCGTTACCAACATGTTCCAGCGTATGGCTCAGACCCCACTAGGTCAGGCAGCCACCGCAACGGGCCGTGGTGCCGCTCGATATGCTTTGCCACCTCTAGCCCTTGCATCTGGAGTTGGAGAGGCTCTGGGGGGCTATAGAGAGTTTCAGAAAGAAAAGCCAGACTATGTTGACGTAGGGCTTTCTGGTCTTGGTGCTTTGGGGGCGGGCCTGTCGCTATTCCCCGCAACTGCTCCGGTCGGTTTACCGCTTGCTATTGGTGCTCCAATGCTTCGGCAAGGATTAAAAAGGGGGGCAGAACCGCCTCCCCCGTCCATGGATTTAATGGCACCTTAACTTCTCCACCGTTGATGTCACCAACGGGTTTGCCCCCCTTCGTTGGGGGGGTTTTTTTGAGCGAGTACATACGCCTCAATAATCCTAGCGAACTCTAGGACATCCACCTCGGCGTAGTACCCCTCTTTGTCTTCATTGCTGCAATAAAAAAACAACTGCTTGATATCGTCATTCGATAGCATTTTTGTGCCTCCATTGCTCCCAGTGATGAATTGCCTGCCGGGCTACAGATCTCTGCGCGGAACCTTGATGCTTAAACTCGTCTAGGCACCTCTCAATGATCTGGTGCTGGTCGAGGAAGCCCTCGTGGTAAGCGGCCTCTTCCTGGTCCGTAAAGATTTTCCCGTCACGGGTTTCGTATGCGGTTATCTGTTTCATTTGTGCTCGTTCTTTATCTGCCAGAATTGCAGTAGATGGTAAAACATCTGCCAGCCCCTCCTAAGATCCTCCTGGCTCCACTCCGCCACCACAGATAACCCAGGCTTGGTACGAGAAACAAAGACGTTCGCGCACCGAGCATTCTGGATTCCCAGGCCCACCCGGTAGGCGGCCAACTGCATCAGGTGGTCATCGAACCCTTTTACATCCGCAGGGTCGGTGAACTCCTTCGTTTTGATGTCCACCACAATGCCCTCGAACCCCTCACTCGCAGGCACATGCAGGTCGACCTTGCCGCCGAACCCGGAGTCATGAGCAAAGGACCGCTCACAGATCCAGCCCCGATCCCCGTAGTGCCCGGAAATGGCCTTCACACAGCCTTTGACGTGCTCTTCGTGGTCTCGGTATACGGTGCCCTCATAGAAGGCCTGCACGGCCGCGTGGATGTCCGTACCGGCATCTGCGGCTAGCCTGCCCTGCTCTTTGCTGTCGTTGATGATCCGGTCAAGGTACTGCTCCTCGGTCTCCGAATCGATCTTCGGCAGGGTCAGAGCGGCCAGCAGAACCTGCTTCTGCATCCATTGCAGGAGCGCCGGCTTGGCGGCCACATTCAGGACGGTGGTGACGCTGGGAACCAGGTTTAATTTCCTGGCGTCCCGTAGCGTCGTGGCCCGCATACCGCCCTTAGCGGCCTCGACCGTGTACATGGGATCACCCTCCCGGGTGTACCAGTGCCCGGCTTCAGTAGCGCGTGCGGTCAGTTCAGCCATTGTTCACCTCGATGAGCTTGTCCAAGAAGTGACGAGCCTTCTGAAGGTCTTGCACGCCCTCTTTGTCCTTCCAGCGGGTCACATACTTGATGACGTTACCTTCCAGGAACCCCAGGTTATTCTGAACGATGTAATCCCAGGGCTGGATGGCCAGAGTCTTGTAGTGGCTTCCACCTTCCTGCCGGGTGTTGGCTGCCTGAGCGGGTTCAGGCCACTTTTCCGCGGGTATGGCGTATTGCGCTCGTGCTTTATACACAAGCGCCACGCTCACCTTCAGTTTTTTAGCGACGTCTGCCGCCTTCTCGGTGGTGCCATTCTTATCGAAGTAGCGCGTAATTTTTGCAATCTTTGAAATTGGTTTTCTCATCTTCTCCCCCTTAGCGCATCCAGAGATGCTCAAATTTAGATTTGGCGCCCGCGGCCACCAGCTCTTCCCGCGTGTACACCTTGGTGTTGTAATTAAACGCAGGCGGCTCTGAGCGAAGCCGCGGATCATCAAGTTTAGGCTGCCAATACCCCGGACCTACCCACCCAGGTTTATTGCCAAATTGCGGTACAAGTAATACGTCGATCTTGTTGCCGTTGTAGTTCATCTTGGCCACAAAACACTCGACCATGCTTTTGCTCATACGAATTGCTGAATTAGTCATTTTTTCCCTCACTGTTTGTTAGCCCATAGTTCCATGCATACAGCCTCAAGCTCCAAGCTGGGCGGATTGGTCTTGAGTGAATCTTTCAGTCCCATGCGATACGCTTCTACAACATTGCGCGGCATTTCTACTGCACTCGGGTCCGGCCGTGACATCAACCGGTCATAAGCAAGCACGGTCAACAGCATCATGAGTGAGCCGAACAGCGTGCCCATCCAAAATGGTTCTTTGTGTTCCATGAGCGCCTCCATGATTAGGTGCCCTTCTTTTTTGAAGAGCACGGCCACACTCTAGCGAATGATGCAGTCACAAGTAAATCAGCGGAAATATTCCGTACTTCCGGGTTTTGTTCCAGGTAGTTCTTTGCAATGTCAGAGACCTGACCGATGGTAACGTTGGGCCCTGTGGCGCAATGAAAAGTACCGTGGCCAGTGTCAAATACGCCAGAGACATACCCTGCCGCAAAAATCTTTTCAAGACTATCTTTAGAAGTAAGCCGCGCATACAGATCATTGCCCGTCAGAAATTGCGCTTTTGCGCTTGACGTAACTAGCAATAACACAATCAATAATTTTTTCATGATCCCCTCGCTTGCATTTATTAAATGGATCGTGCCACTTTGCTGTGTGAAACGACGTCGTATAAATAATTGGGTACCCATCGCTCACGCGCACAACCTTTCGGTTGAGTTCCATCTCATTAACGCGTCGCCTCGCCGCCTTCTCTGATATCCGCAGCTCTTTAGCAAAGTCTTTTATGGTAAAAGTATTCTTCACGGACCGTACACCCTGATCAATCGGCCATGAGCCTGGGGGCGCCTCGTGTTCTGATACCCCACCACGCGCAGGCCAATGTTTTTGAACACGGCACCCATCAACGCCGGATTGGCCTCCGGAGGCAGAGGCAGGGCCTCGTGGATATCGTCGCTGGACACCTCCCCGTTTTCGCGTGCGATCTTTACTGCTACAGCCCGGGCACGGGCCAACCAGTCCTGATGCTGACTGGAGACCCGCTTGATGCCCCGAGCTTGCAGATCAAGACCGAGCTGATACCCCTCAGAATGGGATGTCGTCGTCGAGGTCACTTAGCGCTCCCTTACCGCTAGCTTTCGCATAGTCGGTCGCTTTGGTCTCTGTCTTGGTACCGTGGTACATCTGCCATTCTGGTGAAGACTTGATGGTCTCTTGCATCTTCTCGGGAAGAGTCTCAAACACGGAGAGATCTTTATCGCTGATGCTGAAGATCACAAGCTTATTCACGCCCTCGGGCAAGCCGCGTTCTTTGATGATTTTGGGCACCGGATTGATGTTGGCAATGTTGGTGAACTCCTTGCCATCCTTCCCGACATTCTTAGAGACAGTAATCATTGCCCACTGTCCAAGAATATTTTTTAACTCAAAGCCACGCTGCTCTTCAGCGGTGAAATCACGACCACGCCAGGAGGCAAGATCAGCCCGCAGGGTCGCTTTTTCAGCAAGAGATAGGGTGTAGCGCTTGCTGATACTCATCGGCTCACCATCGGCCGTTTTCAGAGGGTTGCCGCTGTCGTCCTCACCATGCACCTCAAACTGCACATGGATCCTGTGAAGTATTTTGGGTTTTCCCTGGTAATCAGACTTCTGGGTGCCAAGATCGATGATCCGGTAGCACCGAGCCAGATGCATACCTGGGGGGACCGGAGTAAAAGAACCGCCGCTATTAGACGCTACAAGACTCATTTGAATTTACCTTTCGCATTGGTAGTAAAGGCCGGCGCTTAGCCAAGCCACATTCGGACCAGATGATGTTCCAGTCCTCTTGCGTCGCGATGCCCTGCTCGGCCCGTATTAGCGCCTCCTCGGTCATCTGCTGACGCTCCTCCATCAACTGCTGCCATTCACCCATGTAGACCTCCTGTCGTGGTTGAGTGCAAGTGGATAGTAACCCACCTATTGAAAAAGTACAACTTCAATTTAATTTCGTGTAACATTGGTCTACCTTAACTTACAGGAGGTGATATGACGTTGCAGGAGTTTTTTGCAGGACAACCGCGGGGCACCAGGGCGCGGATCGCTAGGGAGTGCGGGATCAGCAAGACGTGGATGAGTCTGATCCTGAGCGGGCGCCGGCCTGCTGGGGCTCAACTAGCGATCATGATTGAGAAGGCGACCAAAGGTGCTGTGACTAAGGCTGACATTCGGCCAGACATATGGGGGAAGAAATGAACGGATTTTTTGGGTTTGCGTTTGTTGCGTGGATGCTGGGATCGTGGCTGACTCACGTGATCGTCTGCATTAATCAGTCCGAGTGGTTTTTTCTGATAGCCGGGGCACTGTTCTTCCCGATTGCGCTTATACACGGCACTGGTGTCTGGTTTGGGGTCTGGTGATGGGCGGTCAGGCTGGTAAGAAGTGGCCAATGATGCCGAGGCAGAAGATGATCTTGCATCTGTACAACGCGGGTTTAAAGACTCCCCAGGTCGCAGAGATCATGGGCATTACGGTGCACACGCTTTATACGCACATGACCAGGATCTACTACAAACTAAATGTACACAATCGCCGCGAAGCGATAGAACAAGGGATAGAAAAATGACTGACCTACGCAAAGCAGCAGAGCAGGCGTTGGAGGCTTTGGAAACGCTATGGGGCATCTTGGATGACATTGACACCGCATCGGACATGGCTAAGGAAAACGATGCTTGGTACAGGAAGCGTGTCGAAGCGTTACAAAAGAAACGATGGGACACAATGATTGAAACAGACGGTTACAAGTTAAAAGGTGGCCCAGTAGAAGCACTACGCCAAGCACTAGCGCAGCCGGAACAAGAGTGGGATTCACGCCACCCTAAAGCGCAAGCACTCATCGGGGAAAGGGCTCGGTTGCGAATCGAACTGGGGCTTGTCGAGCGACTCGTTGATGACCCGCATTTTGAGACAACACCTTCCGACATGGAGTATTGGGGGCCGCTGCACGACAAACTCGAAGAGGCGCTGACGCAGCCGAAACAAGAGCCTGTGGCGTGGTTGTGGAAAAACCAAGATGGGCATCAGGTCCTTACCGATGACCCCGACTATGCTGACGGAACTTGGATTCCACTCTACACCGCACCACCAAAGCGTAAATGGGTTGGGCTGACGCACGATGAGGTTAATTCTTGGGAACTACCAGACTGTCCGACTGTATTTGAGTTTGCACAGTTTATCGAAGCCAAACTAAAGGAGAAGAACACATGAGCGAACATCAAATTTTTATGTTGAAGATGTTCAAAGACGGATGGGGCTTTAAACTTTTTAACAAGAAGCCGGGGTCATGGAGTACGTATTGGTCTTTAAGGCGAAGGGGATATGTTGAGTCAAGTTTATGCAAGAAAACGCCCGCTGGGCTCGTGGCCATTTGTCATTTGACAGCGCTCGGTCAAAAAGCATTAGACAAAGCGCTCAGACAAAGGGAGCGTGCCTCTTGATCTGTCCTGCTTGCGAATCAAAGACGCAACGGTGTCTGGAGACTCGGACCTTCGTAGATCCTAACAAGGGCTTTTACTACACCGAGCGCAGGCGTCGATGTGTTGATTGCGAAACCATTTACAAGACTATAGAAGTCCCACTTGAAACCTGGATGGAGCAACAACAAAAATGACTGACTGGTACAAATTCAACTTCAAGGAGTACAAAGATGAGACCTTTGGATTACCTGACGCGGAAGATCTCGCCTACCGCAGGCTCATCGATATTTATTACTCCAACGAAGGCCCTCTGCCTGCGGATCAGGGGCTTCTGGAGCGAATGGTTGCGCTCGACTACGACTGCATTCACCCGGTGCTCGTCGCATACTTCCAGCGGACAGCAGACGGATGGACGCATGGACGCCTGGATCAGGATCTTGCGAGACGCAAAGCAAAGGCCGATCAGGCCAGAGCCGCGGGTAAACGAGGTGGACGACCCAAAGCAGTAGTGGTATAAAAGACTTCGCGCCGTGAGAAGCGCATTGGAAGTCAGATGGCAGTCTTCATTGGGCTGGTCTATCTGACCGTTTTGAACCCGTAAGGGTGCTGGCTTCCCGGAATTCTCACCGGATAGATCAGCACCAATGGAGATTGTCATGCACTTTTATCAGTTCAACATAGGCGACTACAGACGAGACGCCTCTCACCTGACCCTGCTGGAGCATGGGGTCTACCGGCAACTGCTCGACACGTACTACCTCGACGAGAAGCCCCTCACTCAAGATTTGACCTCGCTTATGCGAACGCATTGCATACGCACTGCGGAAGAACAGCAGGCGCTCAAAAACGTATTAAAAGACTTCTTCGACGACACCCCAGAGGGGTTTATCCACAGGGGTTGTGACCGGGTAATTGAGGCTTATCGCAAGAAATCCAGGATGGCCAGCGAGTCTGCGAAGGCCAGATGGAGCCAGTCTCATGCGAACGCATTGCCAACGGAGAGCGAAAGCAATGCGGACGGTATGCTAACCAATAACCAAGAACCAATAACCAAGAACCAAGAACCAATATTAAAACCAAGAGAACCTAAGGGTTCTTTGTCGGGAAGCATCCCGACCTGCCCTCACCAGCAAGTCGTTGATCTTTTCCACAAGACGCTGCCAGAACTACCGGAGGTAAGGATCTGGAACACCACCAGGGAGGGTTTGTTGAAAGCCAGGTGGAGAGAGACGGCCAAGAGGCTGGAGTGGGCCAACACCCAGGATGGCATCGAATACTTCGAGAAACTGTTTAATTGGATTCGGCAGTCGAAGTTTTTGATGGGGCAGGTCAACCCGAAGCCTGGGCAGAGACCTTTTGAGTGCGAGTTGGAGTGGATACTGCGCCCACAGAACTGGGCCAAACTAATCGAGGGGAAATACCATGCGGTCTAAAGAACTTGAAACCCTGGCTCCAGCGCCTGCTGCGGGTCCGACCTTCTGCTCAGCCTGGGGGTGCCCCATGGCAGGCACCTACGGCCGGCATACCTCCACCACGCCCAACCCGAGTTGGTGGTGCGGGTTCCATACCGAGACCAACGAGAAGCAGACCGGTGATATCACGCAACTGGTTAAGCAGAACTTTAAGTTTATCCGGGCGGCTTACGCGGTGATGCTGGTGCCGGTCTCAAAAAAGCAGGAGCAGATCATGAAGGCGTTTGGCAGCACGATGATCAAGGCCGGCCGCCCAGACTTTGCTCCCAAAGAGAACGAGACGCCGTTTAACGTGGGCTACCGCATCTTGCGTCAACTCCAGACCGAGATCAGCGGCGATAAGCGGCAGAGCGAGAAGACCGAGAGCGGCGAAGACAAAGACGTCGTTGAACTGGGCGAGATCTTGCGTTCCCTGCGCGTATGAAACTGATCCTGACCCTGCCCTGGCCGCCGAGCGTCAACCACTACTGGCGCAACTGGCAGGGTCGCACAGTGATCTCGCCGGAGGGTAGAAGGTATCGGAAGGCAGTCGAAGAAGAGGTGATGGTTTTCAGAATGAATAAAAAATTAAACAAGCAACTCAAGGTGACGATTACGGCGTACCGGCCAGACAACCGGCGGCGAGATCTGGACAACCTACTGAAGGCGGTACTCGATGCCCTTACGCACGCCGGGGTGTATGAGGATGACCATCTGATCTGTGACCTGCGGATCTGCTGGGGGGCGGGCAATCTTAAAAAACTAGACGTTCACATCGAGGAGATTGAAAGTGACGAGGGAAGAGAACCACGACCCGCACGAGGCGATTGAGTTTATTTTCAAATACGCTAAGCATTACGCAAAGGCAAAGGCGCAACGGATTTACCTGGAAGAGTTTCGCAAAAGCAAGAAGGCGCTGCTGATGAAGGCTAGCGGCCAGGACACGATTGGAGCTCAAGAGCGGGACGCTTACGCGGCGGAGGACTATCGGGAGCTTCTTGAAGGCCTGAGAGAGGCGATTGAAAACGAGGAGGCGCTGCGCTGGTCTTTAGTTGCCGCACAAGCCAGGGTTGAAGTGTGGCGCACAGAGCAGGCAAACTATAGGGCAGAGGGTAAGGCAACGATTTGACGCGGGGTAGAGCAGTGGTAGCTCGTCGGGTTCATAGTCCGAAGGTCGTGGGTTCGACTCCCACCCCCGCCACCAAAACGGTCCAGCCGGAGGTGACCGGGATTAGACACCGAAAAACACCGGCAGCAGGGGCCGCCATCCGATATGCAAGGTATCGGTTAACTCCAGGCGGTGACCCTGCACCATGACCAACGAAGAGAAGAAGCACCTCTCCCGCGTGGCGGACCTAGGCTGCGCTGTCTGCCGGCGGATGGGGTTCCCTGGCACCCCAGCAGAAATCCATCACAAAAGGGCAGGAACGGGGGCTGGAAGGCGCTCCAGCCACTGGGAGGCTATCCCACTATGCCCAGAGCATCACAGAGGCAACACGGGGCTCCACGGCCTCGGGACGAAGGGGTTCCCTAAGCGCTGGGGGTTCGACGAAGACGACCTTCTGGCCGACACCAGGGCATTGTTAAGCGATCTTTATCCTGGCCAGCGCAACAGTTAAAAAATTCTCATGAAAAAAAGGGGCTTTTTTGCAAAAAAACAAGGGAACCCTCTTGCATATCGTTTAACTAACGATTACAGTATCACTACGGTCACTTGATCGTAACTAACCAAAGCGAGGGAAACGCAATGAACACAGTAGCCAACAGCACCGCAGTATCCGCAGACAAGATCGACGAGTTGGGCGCTCTGCTCAAGCAGATCAAAGCCCTGACTGAGCAGGCCGACAAGATCAAAGACGGCATTAAGGATTACGCCAACCTCACGGGTGATCGTCGCTTCGAGGGCGATTCTTTTGAGGCGCTCTACATCGAGTCCAACGTCTCGACGGTCAACTGGAAGAAACTGGCTGAGGAGATGAAGATCCCGGCCGACATGATCGCCAAGCACACCAAGACCTCGGCTCGTTTCAGCCTGAACGTCGACGCCAAGTAAACCAGACGGGGGCTCCGGCCCCCTAAGCGAGGGAAAAATGACATACGCACAAGCACTCAAAGATTTCTCAACGGTCGAGCATCTGACCTACTTTGACCCGGCGGATCACACAACGATCGGGGACCTCTGCTACCTCTGCTTGCACGAGTTGGACCTGCACGCCGAGGGCGAGTATTGGCACCCGCTGAAGGAGCGCAGGGCGCTGTTGAAGTTCTGCCAGAAGTGGAGCCCGCAGACCGCGGACGGC